CTGCCTCAGTGCTTGCGGTTTTAGTTTTCGTTTCTGTTCTTTCTTGGAGTGGTGCTGCCAGTTTGGGGTGTTCATTGGACCAGTGTTTTTTTACTGAAGTTCTTGACCTTCTCGAATTGTAGCACATTGGCGAACTTATCGTGCAATAAGTCTCCTTTATGAGAGATCACAAAAATATTAGCATCCTTTACAGCAAACCTAATGATCTTCATGAAATCATCTGTACCAGAATTATCTAGAGAACTATCAAAAATTTCATCTAGGATTAGTAGATTAGTATTGACTGAGTTCTTTACTCTTGCCACTTCTCTCCAAGTAAAGAGAAGAGCCAAATCAATTCTCATCTTTTCACCTTCAGAAAAAGATGCATAAGAAAAATCTTCATGAATAGGAGACTTGATTGACTCATTGAATTCTTCATCTAAAGAAAAATTAATTGAGAAGTCAAGTTCCTGAAGATACTGTCTTGTCAATCTATTCATCAGAGGAAGATACTTCTTGATGATTCTAGTCTTGACTCCACTATCCTTTAGAAGATGGTGGACGACATCATGCTCATCTTTCTTTTTCTTTTTATCTGCAATAATCTGATCGATGACTTGCTTTTGTCCAACATACTGATACTTTTTCTCTCGCTCCCTTTCAATATTCTGATTGGAGTTTTGAATGCTATCAATCTCATTTTGAATATAATCAATCTTATCTTGAATGTTCTCTTTCGTTGATTGTAATTTTTTCAACTCAAAAGTAGATTCATAGATCTCTCTATTTATCTTCTTCATGTGTTCCAATCTTTCATTCAGAGAATCGATTTCATTTCCCATGGTAACCATGGCAGTATCAATCTCATCAAGAAGTTTTATATTATCTTTGATCTTAGTTTCTTTCAGAGTCAGATCCAAGTTCTGACCACATGTTGGGCAGTCATCATTCTGATCATAGAAATCAATTTCTTTTGATAGACCTTTCTTTTTAGAATCCATCTTCAGATGCAACTTCTGCAACTTAGAATACTTTTCCTCATACTTACCAGTGTCTTCAGAATCTTCCTGAAGATCTGAGATTGAGTTGATAAACTTTTGAATGTTACCGTCTAGGATTTCAATCTTAGTTTTGAACGCTTCAATATCGTTTTTCTTTGCAGATATTCTATGCTGAGATTGCTCACTCAAATCAGTAATGAAACGTTCTTGAATCTCAATCTTTTCTTTGACTAGATCAGATTCCATTCTCATGTCTTTGATCTCATCAGAAAAGATTTTGATCTTCTCTTTGACCAAAAGATTCATGGTTGAGAAAATTTTGATATCCAGAATATCTTCAATAACTTCTCTCCTTCCAGCAGCAGGTAGTTGCATGAAAGGAACGAAAGTACTGCTACCCAAAATAACAATCTGAGTGAACGACTTGAAGTTCAGTTTGAGAATATTCTGTTCAAGATGTTTTTGCTGATCAGCAGCAGATGCATTCTGATCAAACATCTTTCCATTCTGATAGATCTCAAAGATTGTAGGTTTGATTCCTCTGCGAATCAAAAAACTTTTACTACCAATATCAAACTCAATCTCAACCAGACAGTCCTTTTCATTAATAGAGTTTGCTAGTTGCGGTTTATTGATCCTGCGGAATGGTTTATTGAACAAACCAAAGGTAAGAGCATCAAGAACTGTAGACTTACCTGCACCATTTGATCCAACAATCAATGTGGATGGGGAAGAATTCAAGTCAAGTTCAGTAAAAGAATTTCCTGTGGACAGGAAGTTCTTCCATCTAATTTTTTTGAATAAGATCATTACGAGTCAAATGGTGGTACTACAAATTCTTCTGGTGTCACGATGCAATATCTATGACCAAGGGTTTCACATGTTTTGATGACGGCATCTTCATCAACTTCTCTGACATCCAATTGTGGGTGGTCATCAGCTTCTAGAAGACCAGCATACCGTATTGCATCGTCTTTGTCAACAAAGATTTGCAAAGCTTTATCTCCATCTAAAAGTGACGCTGCAAACGCACCATCGCCCTGGTCCTTTAGAGTTAGAACAAACATGTCACACCTCAGATGCTTCTACATATAAACCTTTGATAATATCTATAATAGATTGCTTATCAAGATTGCTCTGCTCCAACTCGTTGACATACTTTTCTAGAGTTGTGAGAGTGTCTTCAACTTCAATTTCATCACCATCACCCTCTGCAGTAAGATCATAGTTCTCAATAATTTTTAGATCATGAACACCAACCTTATGAATCTTATCTAAGAATCTATCAAAAGAATAGAAGTCATTCTTCTTTTCAACAATAACTTTAATAAACTTATCTTTACAGTCAGAGATAACATCATCACTATATGTTTCTTTCTGATCATTATAATATAGTTTCTTAAACATCTTATATGGATTCTCCACATAAGTGAGTTTCAAAGTTTCTGTATCAAAGATGTGGAATCCTCTTTTATCGTCACAATCGTTCCAATAAATCTGATAAGGATTACCCAGATAAGTAACATTGCTCCTGCTACTTTTTGTATGATAGTGACCAGAGAATACTCTTTTGAACTTACTGAAGAAATTAATATCCTCTCCTTTTGTATGTACATATCCAGGATGTGCTTCAAACCCAGCGAGTTCCAAATGACCCATGGCAACTGTTGCATCAGTATCCTGAATCTTTTCTAAAGTTTGCTGCTCATTCTCCTGATTAATCCAGGGAATAAACAGAACATTCAGATCTTTTACTTTGATTTCTTTACACTCTGAGATTGGAGTTACATTACCATACTGTTGCAAGAGAAGTTCAACAGTGTTGACATCATTCGTATTTTTATAATATGCAGTGTGATTCCCAACTACAGTGTAGACATGAATACCTTTCTGTTCTAAAACATCGTAGTAGTTTTCCTGTGCCCACTTCAAAGACCAGAAATCAATAGTTCTTCTATTGTCAAAGGTATCACCCAAATCAAGAACAGTATCAATTCCATGCTTTTCTAGAGTGGGAAAAAATACATTGCTGTAAAACTTTCCAATGAAGTCATGAAAAATTTGACTTCCCTTCCTCATACCAAAGTGCTGGTCTGTAATGATTGCAACTTTACTCATCGATTCATCCTTGCCTCAACATTTTCTTTGATACTATTCATTTGAGAAACATCGATTCCAACATCACTGTCAGAGAGTGCGCTGAATACTTCATCATATCCAGACCGCTCGATAATTTTATTTTTAATTTCTAACTGCTTTTTCTCCCGTTGAATTCTTCTAAGGAAAGCATAGTAAATGATTTGAGTGAAATAAGCAAAAGGATTTTTAGATTTCTCTGGATCAAAGTTATCTACATACTGGACACAGTTTTCTACACCATCACAAATCATATCATCTTTGAACATATAGTTCACAAAGTTTGGTCTATATGAAAGATGATTTGCAATCTTCAGAAAACACTCACCAATGTAATTTGAGATTCTGGGTTTCGGTTTACCTGCTGCTGCAGCACGTTTTACCGACTCCTTATACTGGATCAGAGCCTCTAAAAAGTCTTTGTTATTTACATAGTGTTCTGATTTTGCAGACATTAAAATAGAGGTTTATTTATATGTGCAAATCATAGCACAGAATCAAAGACTTGACAAGTACCCTCTAAATCTGTATAATAACCTTGTGGAGGTTCAAAGAGATTAGCTTTAAGTTCTATAGAGATATTCAAAGTACTGTCTAGCATCATCAATCGTAGAGATGAACCCCTTTTGTTCATCAGCATCTACTCTATTATCTAAGACAGGATTATTACTTGGGTTCTTTGCTCTATCTAAACACTTCTTATAGAACTGTACTACTCTTGGGGACAGTTCAGTAATAGTTAGGATATGTTCTTTTTTTATAATGAAAGAATCTTCTCCAGAGAACTTCATCCACATATGTGGTGTGATCATACATTGAATTACTCCAGGAGAAGGAGATACATTCATCTCATCAATCTCAACAGCATTGGCAATGATAATTACGTCATCATCCTCATCATGAAGAACTTGAGCCAACAACTCTTCACCAGTAACAAGTTTTATTGATGCGTAAAAATCTTCCATATCTATTTGAAATCTACAGTGATAATTTTATACTCAAAGTTTTCTTCATTATAAATTTTTATTCTTTCAACTAAATGATTTAGTGTGTAGTTTTTCTTGCCCTTGTGTGAGATATCATCAGAGACATCATATAGAGTAGCGAGATCTTTATTTTGACCCTTTCTTAGAACCCTACCAATTGATTGTAGATTTCTAACTCTACTCTTCGAAGGACTAGCAAAAATTACATTATGCAGATTTTTGATATTGATACCTGTTGAGAATGTTCCGTAAGATGCAACAATAATTGCATTGTTTTCGGATTCGGTAATCTTTCTTACCCTTTCTCTTTCATCAACATCCACTCCACCATGGATGAAAAATACTTTCCTATTGTCTTTTATACTATTATTTAGTAGATCAAAAATTACTTGTCCGTGTGTGGAAACCCGACTATATAAAATAAGAGTGTTACCAGATAAGTCTAAAGATAAGTTTTTGATAAAGTTATTTCTACGTTCATTATTAATCAAATACTGAATTTCATCTTCATACGTTTCAAATCTTCTTCCCTCATGAGCGAGTATCAAGACCTTTATACTAAACTTAGAAAGATAACCTTGGTTTATAAGTTCCTCAGTATTTACTATCTTTTGCGTAGGTCCAAATAAACCTTCCAATACCCACTTATGAGTTTGGGTTCCGTCGAGTGTTCCTGTAAACCCAACTCTATATTTTGCATTATGCATTTTCGATAGGAGTGTAGTCAAAGACTTTGCTTTGAACTGGTGTGCTTCATCTCCTATGACTGCTGTGAAATCGTCAAAAAATGTTTTAGGTAACTTATATACACTTTGCCAGGTAGTGATGGTAACGGGGTGATCTGTTTTCTTTTCTCTTCCCGAGTATATCTTGTGGCAATGAGACTCAGCATCCCATCCATAATCAATAAAGTCTTTATACATCTGCTCCACAAGACTGGTGGTTGGTACGATGATAATAACTCTTTGTCCTGTGGAAACATAATATCTTACCAATGAATAAATCATCATCGACTTTCCTGATGCAGTAGGAGAGACGATTAGTTTTCTGTTATTCTTGAGTGCTTGATAGACTGCTTGAATTTGATAATCTCTAGGTTTGAACTGAGTGATGGATTGCATAAAACCCTTTACACCACTCTCAGTAATCAATTCATTTGATTCCAGAGCATCTCCATAGTATTTGTTGGACTCAAACTTCATGGCATAGTTCATCTCACTACACCATGTAATTACTCTATCTAACAAACCACAATAGATTTCTCCTGTCTGTGGAGAGAACAGGCGAATCTTTCCATCCCAATGCTTGTTCCTATAGGATGGCATGAAGACTGCCGCTGGTACATCAAATGTAAAGTGATCGGATAATTCGTATTTGATGTGTGGATCGCATTCGATTTTTAGATATACTTCATTCTTTTTAGAGATAATTAATTCGCTCATCCGTATCCTAATGTAAGTTTTTGAAATTCAATTGCGTTTCTTATCTGCCATTGTCTGTCTCTTATTTGAGTTAGTACTGATTCCAGAAAGAAACTTACTTGTTGATAATATTCAAATTTGAGTTGTGCCTTTTGTATTTTTTCATCAGAATCTATATATCTATCTATGTCAGTTTTTAGAACCTTGAAATCAAACGGTTCTTCTGCATACACTTCTGGGTCTGCTTTTCCTGTGTAGTATTCCCAGCGTTGTCTTCTTATTGTTTTCAAATCCCACTCTGACTTCTTCTTGAGGAGATTGAATTCGTTATAGAGTTTGATGTATTCACAGTGGAGGGAAGGAATTCTTTTTGATTCATCACTTAGGTCATCTCCAATAACGGAGTCCTGTTCCCATTTAGATTGCAAAGTTTCAAGATTCATGTGATATCAAAATAAAGATACTTAAAGTTTACTTCAGCAGTTAGGTATTGGATGTCTGAATCATCTGCTTTGAACTCCAGAGTAGAGAGAGAAACAGGAAACAGATCATAAAACTTGACAGTCCTGACTAAATTATAGCTGCTACTGAGTATTTGTAATGCTGCGTCTGAAGTTTCAAAATTAAAACTGATGGATCCACCTTCTTTCAACCTAAAGTCTTCTACCATATCAGAAGAAAATTTTCTTTTCTGGTACAGAGAGTCTTTGGTTTCAAAATCATACTCCTCACTATTTACAGGGAATCCTAGTTTTCTCATCCAAGTATGGACTGCCAAATAGTTTTCCATATTCTCATCCACCAAAAAGCGAATTCTCAAATCGCCATAATAAAGTTCATCTCCTGGCACAGGAATATTTCTCAGACGAGTTGCCTGAGTTGCTGTGTTCATTGAGATTTCTGGAATGGTGGCAGATTGACAAAAGAAATCTACTTCCCTTGCCTTCATCAGAACAAAATTAAATCCGACAGGAGAAAGGAAATTCCTATTTGAGATAGGAGGTGCCATGATTTAGAAAGTACTTTCTATTATTTATGAGCATAAAAAAAGAGGGTCCGAAGACCCTCTGAGAATATGTGAATGGATCACATGAGGTTGGTAACACGTACTCTTCTGTAGTAGCGGTTTGCGTTTGCAGCACCGATACCAGCGGTTGGCTGAGTACCATCGTTGACGACACCAGTTGCAAATGGGTTTGCCTGCATACCGTAACGAGTCTTGAAGCCAATCTTGGGCTGGAAGGTGTCTTCGCCAACTGCACGAACCATCTGGAGAGGAACGTATGGGCAGTAGAATAGACCTGCGTCATAAGGATTCGAACCCTTGTAACCAACAACGAAGTACTGGTCATCTTGAAGGTTTGCAGAATATGGGTCGATGTAAACCTTGAACTTACCGTTAATGGTGCCAGCGAAGGTGCTGCCAGTGTCATCAAC